TCCAGAAAAATACAAACAGACTTCTTCATAGAAGGAAAAAAAGCAACCAACGAACAGTATTTCAGTTATCTCCAAAGTCGCGGATTCATATAAATTCATATAAATAAAAGTATAGTTTACTTTTTTTTGGAGTATTGAATTGGCCGGAATAACCACACTAGGGGATATATGCACCGGACATGGTTGTTGGCCTCCTAGACCATGCATATCTGCATCAAACGATGTCATTGTCAATGGCAGAGGAATACATAGAAGAGGTGATAGTTGGGCAGTGCATTGCAAGCCTTGTGGTAAATGTTCTTGTTGCCACGGAGGAACGCTTGTGGGTGGATCATCTACAGTTTTTGCAAATGGTAGACAAGCGGGAAGATTGGGAGACCCCATTTCTTGTGGCTCACTATGCTCGACCGGAAGTCCAAACGTAAATGCTGGAGGATAACAATTTTGTTGGAAAATTTATCACAAGAAAGTTTGGGGGACGGCAACGTATCTCCATCAGAAATAAAAACCTACATTGAAATAGGTGTCCTCTATGGAACCGCTATCATTTCTGGGTTGGGAACTGCTTGGTTAGCATTCAAGAGAAAAAAATGCAAAGAAAAATTGCAGAAAGAAAAAGAAATAACTTCAATATTTGATGACAAGAACAAGAATTTTCAAATATATGATCGTCTCATGTATCTGAGAATAAAGTCCTCCGCAGATAGAGCAAGAATATGTCAATTCCACAATGGAGGCAGTTTTCTTAGTGGAACACCTATGAAGAAATTCACATCAACACACGAAACCACTTCCAAGGGGGTTTCAAATGAATCGGAAAAATTGCAGAACTGTGTGACCACGGTTTTTCATGACAAGATCATGGCCGTCAAGGAAAACACACCAAAAATCAGGTTAGTATCAGATCTAACGATAGAAAGTAAAAGTAAAAGTTTTTACAAGTCAACCGAAGTTGAAAAGTTTGCTATTCTTCCCATTCATAAAAACGATCTAATCGTCGGGTTCATGGAAGTTGAATGGAACGAAGGATCTGAAGTATCTTATCCCGATGATTTTGAGTCAATATTTACCTTGGTTAGAGCTCAAATAGAATTTGAACTAGGAAAGGAAGGGTAAGTCTTGGCTGAAGATACCTACAGATATTCAGACTTAGATTTGGACTTTCTTCCAAACCCAATAACCAGAGATGTTCCACTGAAGTATGATGTGGAAGCTGTAAAACGATCCATAAAGAACTTGGTTTTTACAAATAAATACGAAAGACCATTCAAACCAGAAATAGATTCGGGCATAAACAGACTTCTTTTCGAAAATTTCAACACCATTAGAGTTGTCACAATTCAAAGTAGAATAGAGGATGTGATTAGAAATTATGAACCTAGGGTCACAGAAGTATCGGTAAAAATGACAGATTCCGTGGATAGACACACAATAATAATAGACATCATATTCCGAGTGAGAAATATACCTCAATTAGAATCACTGAGAATAGAACTACAAAGGGTTAGATAAAACATGGCACTTTCAGAAAAACAATTACAAGCTGTCAACAGTTTGGACTTCAAGACCATCAAAGAAGATTTAGTCAATTATCTCAGTGGTCAAGAAAAATTTCAAGACTATGATTTTGAGGGATCGGGTATGTCGATTCTTCTTGACATACTTGCCTACAACACCCATCACATGGGATTCTATGCGAATATGTTGGCAAATGAATCCTTTCTGGACAGTTCTCTTCTAAGAGGATCCAGTGTATCCATTGCTAAATCATTGGGCTACAATCCTAGAAGTAGAAGAGGAGCAGAAATAATTGTAGATGTTCGGTTGTCCGACCCAAACAATGAGATATCCGATCTTATCACCAGAGTCAATTCAAAACAATTCAGGATAGTGGGAAATGAAGTTTTTAGATCTAGTTTCGGAGGTGAAAATTACTTTTTTTATGCTGTAGAAACTGTCTATTTCGAATATGAAGGACAGGATGGCAACGGAAATCCTTTGATATACGCTAGAAACGTCAAACTCAGAGAGGGTAGACTCAAGACAAAGACTTTCATAGTGAACAATCAATTCGGAAACGACCAAAGATTCATCATACCCGACGAGAATCTCGATGATCGTTCTGTTCGTGTTTTTGTCAGAAAATCACAAACAGAATCCGAAGGATCAACAGATATTTGGACAAGATCTACAAACATCATAGATAACACATCCACATCGAAGGTGTTCTTTCTTCAAGAAGTATATGATGGAAAATTTGAAGTTTATTTCGGCGATGGTGTAGTTGGTCAGCCTTTGCAACAAGGAAACGTAGTATTGGTATCTTATGCTTCTTGTTCTGGTCCTGAAGCAAACAACATTGGAAGAAGTGATTCTGCAACAAACGAAGTTTTTTCTTACATACCATCATCAGCGCAGAATAGCGATGTTTCTTCGGCTGTATTGTATTCTACTAGAATTCTACAGGATGATAGAGGAAATCCGATAGCTTCATATGGTGGACAAGAAAAGGAAACGCAAGTTTCCATGAAATTTTATGCTCCTAGATCATATGAAACACAAGACAGAGCAGTAACACTGAATGACTACATCACTTTACTTCAGAAAAACTATTCTGGTTCTATAAAGTCCATTCATGCTTGGGGCGGAGAAGATTCCGTGCCACCGGAATACGGAAAAGTTTTCATTTCCGTGAGACCAAGAGTAGGATTGTTTTTGAACACACAAGAAAAAGTGTTGATAGAGAAATCCATCTTGGATGAGAAAAATGTCGTATCAATAACTCCAACTGTTGTCGATGCTGATTATTTGTATATTTCTCCTTCATTCACATTGAAGTATGACGTTAGAACTGGTCAAAGAACTATTCAAAGTCTAGAAAATCTTGTAATAACTTATGTCAAAAACTTTGGTTTGAGAAACCTTGCTGCTTTCGAAAAGAATTTTTACTCTGGTTCTCTCATAAGAAATATCTTAGAAATAGACAACAATATAAAGAGTTGCACGGTTGATATCGAAATGAACAAAATTCTATATCCAATATTCAATCGTTCATATTCTTACAGAATAAATTTCCAAAACGCACTTTCCCCACTTTCTAGAACAGAATATATACAATCTTCCATATTTAGAACCTACGGAAATTCACCAAATGCTAGTAATCTCCCAGCAATAAACGCATATTTCAAAGACAATGGATCAGGAAAAATAAGTCTCTACAATAATGATAACCAATCTCTTATTGTAGATAATTATGGTTCCGTGGATTACACCACGGGTTTAGTCACACTCTATTCAGCTGAATTTTTACTTAACAGTGACCTGAGTACTTATGAAGTTAAAATATTCACAAAACCAAGAAACGAAGACGTTTTATCTGCAAGAGAAACCATTTTGGAGATGAACCAAGAAAATATACAAGTTTTAGTTGAAACAGTATCCACGGTAAGAATGTGATCATATGAAAGAAAAGTTCAAACTAAGAAGTTATATCAAGGAACAATTCCCTTCTTTCGTGAAGGAAGATTATTCTACGTTTATTGCTTTCCTAGAAGCTTACTATGAATGGTTGGACAACAATCCAAATTACCTTAGAAGTGTCTCGCAACTAGAAAATATTGTGGACATCGACGAAACTTTGGAAATCTTTATAGAAGATTTCAAGAAAACATACATAAATTCCTTTCCCATCAATTTGGTCATCAATCCGGTCACTGGTGAAAAGGTAAATCTCAGAAAACTCATAAAAAACATAAAAAATTTCTATAGAGCAAAAGGAATAAAAAACTCTTATAGATTTATTTTCAGATTGTTTTACAATTCCGATGTTGAAATATATTATCCAAAGGAATTCATATTAAATCTTTCAGATGGTAGGTGGATAACAGAGAAAAAAATATATGTCAGACCAGAAGACCCAAATGTCGAGAGTTTGGTTGGAAAAATAATTTCCCAAAGAACTTCAGAATTGGATACAAGATCCGATTTGATTTCCAGAGCTCGTGTCACCAATTCAATTCTTTATGTTAGAAACAATAGGTATGTCTTAGAGCTGACACTAGAAGAGTTATTTGGCCAATTTCAAGAAAACTATTCTGTTTTGGATTATGAAACTGGAAGATCCTACGGAAAAACATATTCCGTTTTGACTGATATTCAAATCGCAGACCAAGGAATTGGTTATTTGAATAATCAAAAAATAAACTTCTCAGAACTAGTGGGTTCCTTCTCGGGCATATTGCCAAAAGCAAGAATAAAAAGAGTATCACCAGGAACAGAAGAAACAAGAGGACAAGTATTAAATATAGAAATAACTGATCCCGGACTGAACATAAATTCTGAAACCTGTGGACTATCAGCAGACAATCCAATAGATTTGGGGGGATTCACTGGAGGAACAGGATTTTCTGGACAAGCTATATTTGGTCCTTTGTTCGACAAAAAAGAATATTATTTGGGAGAAAAAGGAATCATAAGTTCAAATATGGTTCTTCAAGATAATTTCAAGTATCAAAATTATTCTTATGTAATACGAACAGATCAGACTCTTTCAAAATATCAGGATTTGGTGAAGGGACTTTTACATCCAGCTGGCGTTCAACTTTTGGGTGAAATTTTAATCAAAGGTTGTATTCAAGGCACACCTAGAACAATAACCAATATTCCAAAAAGAAATATAAAGATGATAGGAAACTATCTTCCATATACTTTTCTTACCTTCGACAATCTTATCGAGTGGATGGATGGAAAATGTTATACATCAGGAGTTCATGATGATTTGGTCATCTCTTGTGGAGGATCTACTCCTTGCATAACAGGAAACCCAATATCGTCTCAAGTTTCTTTTGTGGAAGCTCCTGGACCATCTTGCACCACAGCAGATCTCCCGAATGATTACCCGTTCGAGTACTGGGATACACTTCCCCACCCCAACAAGACAGTCACCCAAGCAATTGGAGGAATATTCTTGAATCAATTGGATGATTTCTATGGTCCAACCGACACAGGAGACGGACAGGGGCCGAATGGTTGGTCTGAATGGAATTTTTCCGATTTTAACCTAGGAACGACAGCACAACAAGAACAATGGTTGGAGGATTTACTAAATAGTGAAGAAGATAAAGGTTTTGCTGGTTTAAGAATAACTTTAGAAACAGAATTTAGAAAAATACCAATTTATGCTTTCATAAATGATGTAAATTGCACTTATGATTGTAGATACACCAACAACTGCGTTGAAGTAGACCAAAACAATAGGGGTAGAAGAATTAAAGTAGATCCTACAGAATATACGATCCAAAGAGATGTATCCACGAAAACCACCAAAACAGATCCCTTTATACCTTCAGAATTCATTTGAATAGGACAGAATTAAGATGGCAAATTGCATAACACCCACACAATTACTCAAAAAAGAAATAACAAATTCTTTTTTTGATTATTTTATAGAAGAAGTTGAAAACAGTTGGTTTGTGGGAATAGGAAATCCAATTCCTTGGGCATTCCAAAAAGAAAATGAAATTTTAAATTCTCCAAACATTTTCTTTGGAAATTATGTCACAAATTTAGAATTCGAAGATGGTGAAGTTCCTTCCAGTAGAGACACCGACGCGGACAAATATAATTTTTATCGAACATGCACTGCCATGAAGAGAATAACTTCCGAAGACATTTCTTTCGTAATCCCAAAAAATCCGTGGAAATTGAATACGGTATATCAACCTTATCGTCATGACGAAGAAATGTTCTTGGAAAATAAGAAATTCTACATTTTCAACCCAGAAAACAGATGTGTATACAAATGTATAGAAAACATTTCATTTGGAGCTTCCGCTGGTTCGGGAATAACCGAAGGCGGATCTCAATATGCTCCTTTCTCTGAAACTACAGAAATAATAGATACACAAGATGGTTACAAATGGAAGTTAATATATAAACTAAGTGCAGCTGACGAGATAAAATTTTCCGTGAATGGAAGAGAAGATGTAGACAGTTTCATTCCAGTCAAATACATAGATTATGACCCCGATACAAATGATGATGCTGGAAATTTGCAGAAACAAGTTCAAGATGCAGCGGTAAATGGATCACTCAGTTCAATATACGTCAATCCACTTTATACCAATGTGTATAAATATGACGAAAAATATGCTGTTGTTGGAGGTAGTTCAGCACTGTATTTGGACAGTGACGTAGCAGTTGGAGCTTCTTCAGTTTTAGTGACTTATTTTGGAATAGACAATACTGAAGTCAATAGTTTGAGAGACATGCTTTTTTATGTTGTTTCTGGTCCGGGAGCAGGACAAGCAAGACCGATCAAGGAAAGTGAATACACTGTATCGGGAGGAAATAAGTATTTTACTCTAAAAATAGATGAACTCGACATAGGGTTATCTGGATTTGTCGAAGGTGAAGAAGTCAGTAGGATAAACATCCTACCTCAAATAAAGATTTTCGGCGATGGAACAGTAAACAACCCAACAAATGCAAATTATTCTGATTTGACAACAGCTTTGGGCATACCCAAATTTGATTCAGATGGTCTATTGAAAGGTATTGATTTACTTGACATAGGAAAAGATTATAGTTTTGCTTCAGTAACAATTCCCAAAGGAATAACCACAACAAATACAGCATTTCCAACGGTCCCAGAAGATTATCTGAGAGTTAGTCTATCTCCGGCTGGAGGACATGGAAGTAACGCAATTTCAGAACTTGGAACTTCAAATATATTATTGAAGACAAGATTCACCGGAACGGAAAACGGAGTTCTGAATGCTTCGAATGATTTCAGGCAAATCGGGATTGTAAGAAATCCAGAATTGACGAGAAGTAAAGTCAAAATAAGAACTGTGGGTAATCAGGGTAGTTTGGTTGCTACTGGAGATTCTGCTACTTTGGAAGGAACTGGAGTTACAGCATATGGCATAGTGGCAAATATTACATCGTTCACACCAAACCAAGGTTATGAATTTTTAATAGAAGGTTTGTCGGGAGATAGGGGCAACTATACCGAAATAACAACCGATAGTTCTAATGGAACATTGGATATAGATCCATACGATGGAATAAATTTCATTGATGTAGCAGGAAGAGAAAATATTATAAGTAGAAATATAATCGCTACAACGGAAATTCCAGCTGGAATAAATCCCAGAGATTTTGCTGTAGGATACGGCAATAAAGAACTAGGAATAAGTCCATCTCTTGCTACAGGTGTGGTTGCAAAGGTGGACAACATAAACACAAACCAAATAACCATAGAAAATATAAATGGTTCATACAAAGAAAATGAAATAATAAGAACTTTCACTCGCGGCGGAACTAGCTCAGGGAGTATAGAAATAAGTGAAATATACGATTATGCTACTAATGTATTTGATAGTGTTTATCGCATGACAACCAAATTATACTTGACATCACAAGAAAATCAGTTGTTGACCGTGGGAACCTTTGTCCCAGACAGAATTGTCTATGGATTTGAGGACACTTCAATTGCAACACCAGTTTCCAATAGTCCATTCAAAT